CAGAAACCAAGGCCGCGCTAAGAATTACAGATTCCGTAGACGATAGCCTGCTAGAAATGGCTATTGAGTCAGCTTCTCGATTGATTGACGGCTATACATACAGATACTTCTACAATGCAGGAACCGCAACTAGGGACTTTGTTGCCTCAGATTCTTACCTGACAATCATTGATGATTTGATTAGCCTTTCTGAGCTAAAGACAACTGATGAAATTGGTAGCGAGTATGTAACTTGGGGGTCGGCAGATTACCAGCTACGCCCAGTAAACGGAAAGCAAGATGGACTAAATGTTCCATACACAAGCATCCTTTCTACTGATGACTTGTTGTTCAACATACTTGGTGAGCAAGCTCTCGTTCGTGTGACTGGCGTGTGGGGTTGGTCAGCAGTTCCAATCGCAGTCAAGCAAGCCACAATCATTCAGTCCTCAAGAATCTACAAGCGCCTGGACTCACCTCTTGGTGTGGCTGGCTTTGGTGATCTCGGTGCTATCCGTGTTGGTCGTGCGCTTGACCCAGATGTAGAGCAGTTAGTAATGCCTTACCGCATTATGAGGACCTTCAGCTAATGGCATCTATCTCAGACATCCGAGCTGGGATTGCAACCAACCTTGCAACCATTACTGGTCTTCGGACATCCGCAGAGATTCCAGACAACCCCAACCCGCCAATAGCTATCGTGTCTTTGGATTCGGTCAATTATGACAGGGCTTATGCCAAGGGGCTAGTAGAGTACAACTTTACGGTCACGGTGATTGTGGGTCGTTCAGCCGAGCGTATTGCTCAAAGAGCGCTAGACACTTACATTTCAACAGGGGCAAACTCTATCAAAAATGCGATAGAGTTAGACAAGAGCCTTGGCGGTAAAGCCTACGATTGCCGAGTAGCTTCATTGAACTCGATTGGTTCAATTCAACTAAATGACAACACATACCTGGCTGCTGACTTCACGGTCACAGTCTTAGCAAACTAGGAGAAATACACATGCCAAAGTTTTACGCTGCGGATTACAAAATTACCGTAGGAACCGCAAACCTCAGCACTTCAGTAAACTCAGTAACCCTTGACATCACAGCAGACGAAGTAGAGACAACCGCTTTCGGTTCTTCTTACCGCACTCGCATTGGTGGCCTAAAGGATGCTTCAGTATCCCTTGACTTCATGCAGGACTTTGGTGCAGGAGCCGTAGACGCACTACTGTTCCCACTATTGGGATCTACAGTTGCAGTCAAGATTGCACCTACCTCTGGAACCGTTACTGCCACAAATCCGCAGTACGAGTTCAACGCGCTTGTAACCCAGTACTCGCCTTACGCTGGCGCAGTGGGCGATCTGGCTACACTTTCAGTTTCATGGCCTGTAGACGGCGCAGTAACTAGAGCCACAGCCGCAGCCTAATCCGCTAGGATAAAAGAATGAGACTAAACCTACAAGTTGCTTACTCTGCTAAACCAGATGAGCTAAAAGAAGTCATTTGCAATCCGTCTGACATGGTAAAGCTTGAAACTAAGTTTGACATGTCAATAGCCAGTCTTGAAAACAACATCAAGATTACTCACTTGCTTTTCCTAGCTTGGGCAAGCGAGTCCCGCACTAAAGCAACTACTTTGTCGTTTGAGGAGTGGGTGGACACCGTTGAAAGTGTCAGCCCGTCTGAACAAAAAAAATAGTTGGGCTTGGTGACAGTTCAGCTCATTGGTATCTTGCCACATTAGCTGTCGAGACAGGCATTAGTCCCAGAGAGCTTATGAAGCTCGATGATCGGATGCTCTGGACCATTGGTCGCTATCTAGTATGGCGAGCTACGCACCAAGCACCTAAGCGCTGAGAAGAAGCACCCTTCGGGGTGCTTCTTTTTTGTTCGGTAGACTTGAGTGAGATAGGCGGACTAAATGGCATTGAAACTTTACAGCGGCACTAATAGTGCTATAAAAGTCTATGCTTCAGACTGGCGACTTTTTGTCAAAGAACTCAAAAGCATTGATCCACAGCAAATCAAAGAATTGCAGAAACGCTGGAAACAGATTTCAGAACCAGCCGTAAAGAGCGTCAAAGACGAATTGGGAGATCTTGGAGAAGCAGGCCCTATGAGGGGTATGCGTCATGGTGGTCGTACTGGTTGGGGAACTAATTATGGAAAAGTCGGAAGTGCTGTAAGCGGGGCAAAACGAAAAAGATACGACAATGTTTCTTCCTCACAATTACAAAAAAATAAAAAGGGTGCAACAGGAATTGCAAGAGTTAGGGTTTATTCTGCTGGTGTAGTTCTTGCGGATGTGGCTAGAAGGCATGGCTCAAGAGCGACTACAAGGATGTATAAAATTAGAGAGTTTGGTGGCCCTGAAATTATGAGAAGCCACGCAATTCGACCTATGGCTGTACAAGAGTTTTTGCATAACCTAGGCAGTGTTGTCAAACCTAGCAAGCATAAAAAGTCAAGAAATGTTTACCCTGGTTTTGATAAGTCCTTGCCAGAAGTAAGCGCCCAAGCTAAAAAAGCTATTGACGAAACTATTAGATTTGTTGAACAGAACATTGACAGGAATAACCGCCCATGAGCAATATGTTTTTGAATATCGTCAGCACCTTCAAGGGTACTGGCGTATCAGCCGCCACTAAAGAGCTAGGACAGTTCGGTAGGGCAACTGCAGGGCTTGGCGGGACTTTAGGTAAAGTCGGTGCTGCTATCGCCTCATTTGGCTTAGCTGCTAAGGGTGTTCAATTTACAAAACAGTCCATTGACTCTGCTCGTGACCTAGAACGAAACCTTTTTTCAGTCAAGACAGTCTTTGATGACTTTGCCCCAGCGATTGAAAAGTTTACTCTCAATTCTGCAAACATGGGTCTTAGCCAAAAAGACGCAGCCAAGGCTTCGGTCTTTCTAGGATCTGTTCTAAAGCAGTCTGGCTTTGCTATGGATGATGTCACCATGCAAACACAAAAGCTTGTAAACCTTGGTGCTGACCTTTCTGCCACATATGGCTACGATGTCCAAGAAGCCTTGCTTGGTATGACCGCCCTATTCCGCGGTGAGTATGACCCAATCGAGAAGTTCGGTGTTGCTATGAAGCAATCCGAAATCAATTCGGAACTTGCTGCTAGAGGTCAAGACAAACTTCAAGGTGCTGCCAGGCGTAATGCCGAACAGATAATTCGGTTGGAGCTTCTTTACCAGCGTGCTGCTGATGCTATAGGTGCTTTCAAGGCTCAATCTGGCAACTTGTATGTAGAGCAAAAGAAGCTCACGGCACAATTTGAAAACATGAAAGCCACAGTTGGCGCACAGCTTCTACCTGCCATTGGTGATTTGGTTCAAGCTCTAAAGCCACTTGTAGAGGAGCTAACTCCAAGACTTGTGCAAGTTGTTTCTGATGCTAAACCAGCTCTTGAAACTTTGACTCAGCTACTAAAAGACATCGGAGATCAAAGCACAACTACGGGTGCAACAGTAGGCTTCCTTGCCGATAGTTTTGGAGCTGCCTTTAGCTTGCTGTCTAATAACTTTGGAGTTTTACTACAGCTAAGTGCGTTATTAGCTACTGTGACATTGGCTCTAAAGGGATTTGCAATAGCTTCTGCTTTTGTGGCAGCAAACCCAATCGCCACTATCGTTCTTGTTACTGGAGCAGCTTTTCTTTTGGCAGCAGATTCGGCTAGAAGACTTACCGATAACACAAACCTAGCTGGAGCATCGCTCAAAGCTTTCAATGGGATAGGCGATAAAACAGCCAAAACTGGCGTTTTCATGGGCGGTAAGTTTGGCAAATTAGCTCTCAATTTTACCGAGGCTTCTGAGGAAGCAAAAAGACTCAGCAGAGAAGTAGCTAATGCTGATAAAGCCAAATTAGACAATCTAAAGCAGCAAATTTACGGAATCCAGATTTCGGCTGGAGAAGCTGCAAATGAACTTCGCAGAATGGCTGAGCAGGCTGGCGTAAAAATTGGTAAAGATGGCAAGGCTGTTACTGAGACTGCTACTACCGAAGCAACTACTGGTGGGGCATCTAAATCTCTAACAGGACTTCCCGCCCTAATCGCAGAAGCAAAAAAAGATGCCAGAGTTGCAAAAAAAGAAACCAGGCTTATTGCTGGCGGTTTATCACAAGCAGTAGCAGAGTGGGTTACAAGCAGCTCAACACCAATCAAAACAGCAAACCAAGCACTAAAGGGCCTAGAAAAGAACCAAACTAAGACTGTCAAACGGCTTACTAATCTTTACAACGGATCGGCTGCTGGTCAGCAAGCTGCGGCTCAGGCGGCAGCAGAAGCTTCTCAGGCAGCAGCTCAGGCGGCTGCGGAATTTGCACGCGTTCAGGCAGAAGCAGCGGCAGCAGAAGCGGCAGCACTAGCTGAGCGCGAGCGTGTCTACAACTCCTTCTTAGATTCGGTCAAAAACACTTTTGCTGGAATCAAGAACGCAATACTTGGAGCCTTTGACATTACAGGATTGGGTAGCTCTACAAATTCCATCCTTCGGAACATGGAAAAAATGTTAGTCAAGCTTCGCTCTTTCTCAGCCAGCGTCAAGCAACTAGCAACTATGGGTCTTGACCCAGCGCTTCTACAGCAGATTATTAGTATGGGTCCGATGGCTGGGGCAACATTAGCCTCAAGGCTTGTCCAGGGCGGAGCAGGCGCTCTATCAGCTATCAATGCAGGCTTTGGAGAGTTTGGTTCTCTTGCTGGCGAAATAGCTACAACAGGCACAGAATCCTTGTTCAACAGAGAATCTCAAAAAACCCAATTTACAATCAATGTAAGCGGTGGAGTCGGCTCTGGAGCAACAATCGGTAAAGCCATCGTAGATGCTATCAAGGACTACGAGCGCACCTCTGGTGCTGTCTGGCAGGGCGCGTAATGCCAGCTCCCGCAGTAAAGGTAGAGCTTGGTGTAAATCAAGGTCAGAGCGACCCACTTGGCTTCAAACTAGATGATGTTATTAGAGGTGTACTTGATAACACGGGATACACACTAAGTGGCGAGCGTTATGTAGACATTACAAGTCGGCTAGTAACAGCTCAGGTTCGCCGCGGTAAGTCTCAAGCCCTAGATCGCATTGACGCTGGTGTACTTTCCATCACACTAGATAACTCAGACAGAGAGTTTGACCCGCTATACGAGAATGGTCCATACTACGGTCAGCTTGTCCCAAGGCGTTCAATTCGAGTAAGCAGTAACGAACTTCCCGTGTTCATTGGGTTTATTGACGATTTTGACATTCAGTACGAACCAGGAGTGCAGTCTGTTGTACGCATAGATGTATCGGATGCCCTTTCGGTTCTTACCAACGCAGGTCTAGAAGAATTTACCCCTGATTCCGAGCTATCGGGCGCACGCATAAATACTGTCCTTGACCTACCAGAAGTAGACTGGCCTGCTGATTTGCGAGACATAGATGCAGGAAACTCACTGATGCTAGATACCGATGTCGCAGAAGGAACAGCAGCTCTCACCTACCTACAGCTAGTAGCTAACTCAGAGTTCGGTACTTTATTCTTGTCCAAAGACGGCAAGATTACTTTTAGGGAAAGAAACGCTGTCCCAAACATCCCTGACCTAGTGTTCTCAGACGAAGTGGTCGCAGGCGCTTACACAGGTATTCAGTTTGCGGATGTAAACATAGTCTATGGATCAGAAAATCTTTACAACAGAATTATCCTAGGCAACGCAGACATTTTTCCTGAAGAAGCCTTTGCTGAAGACGCTGATTCACAAGCTCTTTATGGCCCAAGAACGCTAAGTCAAACAGGACTTTTGATTCAGGAACCTGAGCAGCTTCAGTTCCTAGCTGACTTCTTCCTAGCTCGCTACAAGGAGCCACAGTACCGTTTTGAGACTGTCACAGTGGTCTTAGACACCCTAAGCACAGTAAACCAAAACAAAGTGCTGGATTTAGAAATTGGTGAAATCGTGCAAGTTAGGTTTGAGCCTTCGGACATTCCGCCAGCCATTGAGCAATACTGCCGAATCATCGGAATAAACCACGACTGGACCCCAGGTAGCAAGAACATCAGCTTTAGCCTAGAGCGCCTTGACTTTGCCCTCTTTATCCTAGATGATGCTGTTTTGGGTCAGCTAGACAATGACCGTCTTTCTTACGGGTAGTAAACTAATCTAAGAACAAAGGAACCCAATGCCAAGAAAAACCTTTACCGCTGGTGAAGTCCTAGCAGCCACTGATGTAAACCTATATCTCAGCAACGAGACCACACTTACCGTGTCTACCGCTACTACTTACACAGTTGCAGCCTCTGACCGCTACAAGATTTTAGAGTTCGACTCTGGATCAGCAGTCACAGTGACCATTGGAACTGCAACAGCTTTCCAGGCTGGCGAGCGAGTGGACATTCTTATGGATGGTGCTGGAACTGTCACAATCACCAGAGATGGCACAGCCGTTAGCCTTGCAGGTCGAGGAACCGCTGGAACCGCTTACAAAATTGCCCAACGGTATGACGCAGTTTCTGTTATCTGTGTTGGCACAAACGCCTACAGAATCATAGGTAATGCGAGCGCAGTCTAATGGCGCTTTCAGCATTAGGTATTTATTCAGCAGCGGGTGTAATCGCTGAGTTTGCTCTTGACGCTCTTGTAATCGCTGGCGGTGGTGGCGGTCAAAATTCAACTGGTGATTACTCCTACAATGGTGGTGGCGGTGGTGGTGCTGGTGGTTATCGAGCCTTTACTGGGATAACAATAACACCAGCAACAAATTATTCCGTAACTGTTGGCGCAGGTGGAGCAGCTGGAAGTTCTAGCGGTGGTAATTCAATTTTTATCGCAAACACTAGCGCTGGTGGCGGTCTAGGTGGATTAACTCTTGCGACTGGTGCCTCGGGTGGTTCAGGCGGTGGTGGAGCACGGAACGGTTCTCCTGGGTCTGGAAACACTCCAAGTACATCACCAAGTCAAGGTAATAATGGTGGGTCTACTGCGAACGGTTTTTACGGCGGTGCTGGTGGTGGTGGTGGAGCTTCTGCCGTTGGTGGCAACTCTACTGGTGACACTTTTACTGGTGGTTCTGGTGGCGCTGGCACATCTTCATCTATTACTGGCACAGCTATAACTCGTGCGGGTGGCGGTGGTGGCGGTTCTTTCAATAGGAGCAGTGGCGGTGCTGGTGGCGGTGGTAATGGTGCAGGTGGTACCTCATCAGTTGATTATATCGCTGCGACTGCTGGCACAGTAAACACTGGTGGTGGTGGTGGTGGTGGTTATACAAATCCATCGTATGGGGCAGCAGCAGCAGCAAACGGCGGTTCTGGTGTGGTAATTCTTAGATACCCAGCAGCAAACACAATCACAATCGGCGCAGGTCTAACTGGCACAACCGCAACAGACGGTGCCTTCAAGGTGACAACACTTACCCTCGGAACAGGAAATGTGAGTTTCGCATAATGGCACACTACGCTTTTTTAGATGAGAACAACATTGTGACTGAAGTCATAACTGGAATTGACGAAACCGAACTAATTGAAGGTCTTGATACTGAAACTTGGTATGGTAACTTTCGAGGACAGGTTTGTAAAAGAACAAGCTATAACGGAAACTACCGCAAAAACTACGCAGGTCTGGGCTTTACATTTGACGCTGCGCTTGACGCTTTTATTCCACCTAAGCCATTCCCTAGCTGGCAACTTATCGAAAAAACCTGCCAATGGGAAGCACCAACTCCACGCCCAACAGACGGCTTTACCTACATTTGGAACGAAGCCGAACTAGCTTGGGAGCTGGCAGACTTCTCGGAGTCTGAAGAATAATGGCTGAGGAAACAACTGGGGTACGCATTACCCAGCAAGCAATTTACGCCAAGCAACTTGAGCATGGGGAAACCCTTGTCAAGATTCTTGAGAAGCTGGACCACTTAGACGAGGTTCCTGCTCGCTTGAGAGAGGTAGAGCTGACACTTGCTCGCCTGGCTTGGATTGAAAAGATTGCTTACACAGGTTTAGCTGCTTCTGTTGTATCTCTTATCGGCCTAATTATTGGAGTTGTAAACAGATGAAATCTAAACCTCAGATGCCCCTAGATGGCAAGTTTGGCAAGGACTGGAAAGTCACTAGCCCGTTCGGTTGGAGAATCCATCCTATTGAGAAGTACAAGAAGCACCACAACGGTGTAGATCTATGGGGGCCAAAGACAAAGATTTGGAACGAAGCCTGGCACGATGGCAAGGTCATCGCTGCTGGCACATCAAAGCTAAAGAACCCAGACGGCTCACTCGGTGGCGTTGGCTACTATGTAGACCTAAGAGTTATCATTGACGGTGAGGCTTATGTCACACGCTACGCTCACATGGTTGAAGGTTCCCTAACTGTAGTGAAGGGCGAAAAGGTCAAGGCTGGAACTCGGTTGGGCATCATGGGCAACACAGGTGCTTCGGCTGGCAGACACCTACACTTTGAGATTTGCAAGGGTCGCGTTCACCGCTGGACATCAGACGGCAAGGGCTTTGTAGATCCGCTCAAGTTTGTCAAGGCAACTATCGCCAAGTGGGAGCTAAACGCTGAAGTAAACCTAGCCACCCCAGACACAGGTGAAGTCCTACCTGCCCCAGTTCACGAACCAGAGCCAAAAGCTCCTAAGCCCCAAAAGGTGAAACTCAAACTTGCTAAATAGATTAGCTAAGAACAAAAGCCTACGACTTATGTTTGTGGGCTTTTTTCTTTTTTTCATGGCTTGGCAACCTAGCCCTGCCTACTCAGCTCAATCGAGCGCCTCAATAACCTGCCAAGACACGAATGGCAATTTACAAACATTTCAGGTTGGATGGAACAATGAAAACGACTACTTTTTGGACAAGGGAAACATTGCTCAGCATTTTTGCGAAGGTGGGTATGCTGGCGGCTTCGCCACTTTTGTTAGTGTTGCTGGTTGGGATGGCGGGGAGCTGGATAGCTCTTTGCTTTACCATCCTGGTTACAATCACGCTCCCGCTCCTACTCCTACTCCTATGCCTGAACCTAGTCCTGTGGATCAAACAACGGATACAACAGTAAGGACAGAAGATGTCGAACGCACAGAAGATGTTGCTCGCACTGAGGAAGTTGTCAGAGAGCCTGAGCCAGTGGCTACGGTGGCTCCCGTAGAGCCTGCCCCTGAGCCACAGCCCGAACCTACACCTGAACCGACCCCAGAACCTACGCCAGAACCAGAACCTACTCCAGAACGCCCTGAGAAGCCCGTAGAGACTCCGAAGCCCGTAGAAAGCCCGACACCCACCCCTGAACCTTCTGACCCTTCTACGCCGATTACAGAGCCAGAAATTCCATCCGAACCTGCTCCAGAATTGGTAGAAGAAACAATCAGCATCGAACTAGCGTTAGAAGCGGTTGGTAAACTTGTAGACAACCTACGCTCAATCGGGTCGGACCTAACTCCAGAAGTACGAGAGCAGGCACAGCAAGTAATTGTTGCGTCTGTAATCGTCACCCAGGTCGCATTAGCAGGTAGGAAACCTTGAAGTTCATCAAAGACCAACTAGATCAAGCTTGGACAATTCTTGGCTTGGGTATCGCCTGGGTCGTACTTGAAGGCACGGCTAAAGACTTTGTTGGTTGGGCCATCCTCATCACCATTGCTATTTGGGCAGCAACTTACCCTCTAAGGAAAGACTAATTATGTGGTTAGACATCGCACGCAGAACACTAGCTGTAATCATTCTTAAGGTCACAGGAATCTTTGTCGGTGGTTCGGTTATCGGACTTGAAGTTATGCAGGCTGTAGCCATGGCTGCTTTTGCTGGGATCATAGATGTCGCTCAGGAGCTTTCACGAGCTTACCTGTCAGACGGCGAACTTGACCCAGAAGAAATAAACAAGACCTTCGGCAAGATTGGCAGCAAAGAAGTAAAGAAGGACTAACTTCTTCTTCTCTCGCTATCTGTAGTTCCGCCCCAGATTCCGTGCATACCCGCTGACACGGCATAGTCAAGACATCTAATCTTTACTGGGCATACCGAGCAAATAGCCTTAGCCTCATTAGCGACCAGTTTTCGGTCATGGGGGCTACCCACAAGATCATCTGGAAAAAACAGATTTGGGTCTACGGCACACCCCACTCCGCCTGGCACATCCCTAATAGCTTCTTGAAGCTCGATGTATTTGCGTTCTAATTGTCGGTGGCTAAGCATAGGTTTACATTACAGAAAAAACCCGCTAATGTGAAATCCCACACCGAGTAGATGTGGGATTCACGCCAAATGAAAGAGAGGGAAACACTTGGCCTTATCAAAGCTACCAAGCGTAATAAACGAGATACAGGATGCCGTACTCCTAGGAGACTTCGAGAACGGCTCTCCAGAGTGGCATGAGCTACGAAACGAACCTGGTGCTATCGGCGGTTCGGACATTGCCGCCATCGCAGGTTTGTCACAATGGGAAAGCGCCTACACAAAATGGGCAAAAAAGACAAAACAAATTCCAGACAGCATTGAGCCATCTATGTCAATGCGACTCGGAACAAAACTAGAAACACCAATCGCAGAAATCTTTGCCGAAGAACATCCTGAGCTGGAACTTTACACAACAGGAACTTGGGCAAACAAAGAAGAACCTTGGATGCGTGCAAACCCTGACGCAATTTACGCAGACTCAACTGGTGAGTTTGGAATCCTAGAAGTCAAATTCTCACGCGACTACTGGACAGCCGTGCCTCAGTCTTACCGCGCTCAAGTTCTTTGGTACATGCGAGTATTCGGTTTGAAGCAAGCAAAACTTGTTGCGCTCGCAGGATCTAGTTATCAAGAGTTTGACATTGAGTGGGACCAGTTTGAAGCTGACGCTTTGTTTGCTGCTGCCATTCGGTTCCGCAACCATGTTGTTCAGGAGAGAGCGCCTGAGTGGGATGGCTCAACTTCAACACTTGAGACAGTCAAAAAACTAAACCCAAACATCGCAGAAGGCGAAGTAGACCTAGACGATTTAGGTATGCACTACTTCAACAAACTTGATGAGTTCGAGCGTGTTGAAAAGGAATTGACCGAGCTAAAGAGTAGAGTCCTATCTGCTATGAACGGCAACAAGAGGGGCTTGATTTACGGAGAACACCGAATTAGCCTCAGAGCTAGGGGTGCGGGATTGCCGTACCTACACCACGAGAAAGGGAAATAAATGGCACACTTCAATCTCAATGAATACCAGACAGTACAAGAACGCATAGATTTATTTTGGAAAAAGTTTCCTGCGGGTCGGTTCAAGCTGGACATCGTAAGCCAGTCAGACACACAAGTCATCATCAGGGCTTCGGTTTGGACTGACAAGGCTGACAAGCACCCAACCACTGTGGACTTCGCTGAGGAGCGAATAGGCACTTCGCCTGTAAACAAGATAAGCCATGTCGAGAACTGTGCTACATCAGCTCTCGGTAGAGCGATTAGTGCTTTAGGTGGAGAGTTCAGCCCAAAAGGTAAACGACCATCCCGTGAGGAGATGGCAAAGGTAGAGCGCTCTAAGCAACCAGTTGCACAGCTAAAGGATTGGCTCGTAATGGCTCAGTCAATGGGCGATGACCTTGACGGTCTTAGACTGTTATACAGCGAAGCCAAAACTGCCAACGCTCCAAAAGAAACCCTAGATAGGATTGCCGAAATTGCCAATGGATCATCTGGATATGAACATCCTGATAGCAAGCCTGCGGGAAGTGCAGGAGTGTCTGAATGAGCAATGGGCTAGGGGCAACTACCCCGATGTGGACAAAATGTGGCAATTACAAAGAGAAAAGTCAGAGAGGCTGAGAAATGGAGATTATTTCACCGACACACATCATCCAGGAGCTTCAGAGACTAACAGCGGAGATGGACAAGGGCAGTAACGCCCTCTATGACGCTGAGTGCAAAATGGCAGATGCTGAGGCTGCTTACGACAAAGCTGTCTCTCTTGCGTTCATAAACAACCAAGGAACCGTGGCTGACAGGCAGGCTGTGGCTAAGTTGCAGTCAGTAGATCAAAAGCTACAAGCTGACCTAGCCAGAGCTGAGTTCAATAGAGTCAAAACCAAGATGAAAACCCTGTCAGACCAGGCAACAATGATGGCTGTAATGTCCAAAAATGTTGAGCTTCAGTGGCGGACACCCTAGCTGGTAGCCTTGAAAGGTGATTGCTGAAAGCTGCTCATGTGGGGCAAAGTTCAAAACTGACGATGCCAAGGCGATAGCCCTAGTCAGAGAATGGCGTAGGAAACACAACTGTCAGGAAGCTGCATCCGAAACACGAGACTATGAAATTAGCTCGACTATCGGTTTTTCGGCTGATTACACTGGCACAGGACTAGACCTACCTGCAAAGAAATACGACCCTTGGGAAGATGAATAGCAAAGAGTTTCAAAAATACATTAGACGCGATGAAGGAATTTGTTGTCATTGTGGAACTGATGACGATACACTCGTGCCACAACACAGACTAGGAAGGGGAATGGGCGGATCTAAAGAACGGGATGTTCCATCAAACATCATCGTAATTTGCTCATTAGCAAACGGACAGCTAGAGTCAAATGCAACCTTCGCTCAGATGGGTAGAGATTTCGGTTGGAAGCTGACACAAGGACAGGACCCGAAGAAGGTTCCTGTTTGGTTGGCAGACGGCTGGTTTTTGTTAGACGATGAGTTTGGAAAGAAAAGAGTAAACCCGCATAAAGAAGCGGACTAGAAAGAGGGAAAAGAGAGATGAGCATTGAGGCAGTTGCTACTGTTCTAAATCACAGTAGGGCCACAGGGCGTGCAAAGCTTGTGCTAATTGGCATTGCCAATCACTTAGGGGACCAGGGAGCTTGGCCCAGCATCAGCACCTTGGCACGCTACGCAAATGCTTCAGAGCGTTCGGTCAAGCGGGACATTCAAGAGCTTATGGAGCTGGGTGAGCTGCGTGTGGACCTTCAATCTGCTCCGATGAATAGCCAATACAAAACCAACCTTTACTGGATCACAATTCAGTCAGGGGTGACAGGTGAGGTAAGCAGGGGTGACAGCTCAGGTAAATCAGGGGTGACACCTGTTGGCACGCAAAACATCAATATTAACCATAAAGAACCAAAGAGATACGCAACAAAAATTCCAGATGACTTTTGGCCTACAAAAGAGCTTTTAGATTGGCAGGGTGAACACTTCCCAGAAGTAGATTGGAAACTTGAGACGCACAAGTTTATTGACTACTGGAACTCGGTCAGCGGGAGCAAAGGCAACAAGACGGATTGGCAAGCCACCTGGCGCAACTGGATACGAAACAACAAGAAGCCAAAGCGAGCCAGCCGAGAAGAAGAAAACAAGAAAGCAATGAGGGAGTTTCTAAAAAATGCAAAAGACTGAGACAGCAGAACTAATCGAGTTTCTAAGCCTTGTAGACGGGCGCAAAATCTCTGGCGAAAAGATTATGGCTTGGCACGAAGTCCTAGGCTTCTTGGACTACCCTGTGGCTAAACAGGCGGTCATTGAAGCTCAGCGAGATGCGGCAATTCAGTACATCGAGCCAAAGCACATCTTGGGCAAGGCAAAGTCAATTCAAGAGAAAGCAAAAGCCGAGGCTGTCAGAGCTGAGCAGTTGAAGCAAAAGCCTCTGACATTCGGTTCAAGGATGCCAAAATGTCAGCACGGCATAGGACTATTGCTATGTGATCCGTGTTGCAAAACAGCAGCTCAACAAGCTGGCTTGGTAAAGTAGGTGGGTGGATGAGAACAAAGCTATCTGTTCGCGTTGCGGTTCAACTTGGACTGTCAATGCTCAGAAGCGCGAGCGCACCGACCTTCGGTGTTTCTCCTGCCGTATGCGAAAATCTTTGGTCATCAAGTACGGTAGCCAGAAGTGCGTCACTTGGCAGGGTGAGTTTGACCGTGAGACGCTAACCGTTCCAATGTACGAAGGACACCCAGTATTGCCAGGATTACGCAGGTGTGGTCACATAGACTGCGTAAATGCTGAGCATGTTATCCAAGCGGATGACTAAAATAGAAGAAAGAAAGAGAGGCTGAGATGGCAACCATCGAAGTAAAAGGGAAAATCGGCAGGATTTTCTACGAGAACAAGGGTCTTGAGGTTATCGAGACTTACACCACCAAAGCTGGCAAAGAAGTAAACGCTTACTACACCGTTTGGCTAAACACCCCTGGCACTTTTAGTGTTGGCGATGAAGTCAAGGTAAGAGGGCTTTACGGACACGAGATCTCCGAGTGGGACAACGAGGGCGAAACCAAGCGTAAGGTAAAGGTTTCGGTAAACAATCCTCTAGTCACAACGACTTCAGAAGGCTTTGCCCCGACACACGGAGACACACCCTTTTGAGAATCATCCAATGGCTTCTCCCGTCATCTACTGGACTACTTTTGCTAAACCTATCTAAGACAGCAGAAGGATTCTGGAATGTGGCGGGAGTCGCTGTTGGAGTTTTTTACATCTGGGCTGGCCTCAGTGCCGCCTGGATGATTTATGTCAGAAACTGAATTTACAATCTCGGTAGTCGGAGACCCTGCCTCTCAGGGATCACACGCCATTATGAACGGGCGAATCGTTCAGGTCAATTCCAAAAAGCACAAGGCTTGGCGCTCAGCTATTGTCAGTGCCTGTATAGACAACCTGCCTGAAGGCTGGGAGCCACTAGATGAGCCAGTAGAGCTAATCGTCAATTTCTACATGTTGAAGCCAGCGTCAGTCAAACGCTCATTGCCTGCCGTAGCCCCCGACTTAGACAAGCTGATTCGGTCAGTCGGAGACGCTCTAGCCATAGCTGGCGTTTATGCAGATGACTCTCGCATAGTCCGCATAAGCGCTCGCAAGCTGTATGCCACAGGCATAGAACCAGGCGCAACAATCTCGGTAAAAACTATGCGACACGCCGAAGAATAAAAATACCTAAATCTTGCTTTTTCTCTAAATTTTTGCTAATTTCAATTTGTTAGCTAAATAGCTGACATAACGAAAGAGGGAACATGCCAACAAATTCACCAATGCAGATTGAGTTCGATTCGAGCGACTACAACCCACACCAGTACAACCACGGGGTTGCACAAGCCGAAGGAATCACAATCGGCAGAAGCCTAATGAAAGAGGAAGTGTTGCGACTGATAAATGCCGCATACCCGACTCCGACTAAGGCCACCAAGATTATTACTGACTTGATTGAGGGGATTCAAATTGAGACGGATTCTGTCCTTTCTTTATCCAGCAGATAAATTGACTGCCTACAACCAGGGCAGGCGCGATGAGCAAATGGCCGTTGAATCACTGATTGAGGCGTTTCGGCTTAGCAGATGGCTAGACATCGCAACATGCAACATTATTCTTGACCACTTGAATCACATAGATCGCAGACCGAAGGGAAAACTATGAGTGACCTACAAGACATCATCGTAAACAGCTCCATCAAGGCTTTCAAGAACGGCTATCACTTTGGCAAGACCGAAGAACTAAACCGTGTAGTCGGCTTGCTACAACAGCACGAACAGGAAACCAAATGCGATTGCGAAGGATGCAACTCCTGGACTAATGCCTTTGAGTTCATCATCAAAGAAATAAAGGGTGAGGTCAATGGCTGACAGTCAATACACCAGCGGGTTTGAGGCAGGCAAAGACTATGCCCGTAAACAAATCCTTGATTACATTCAGCAACATTTGGAAGAAGAAGTAGACATTACTTCGGAAGACATCGCAAGTGAGATTGAATACCTACAGCGTCAAGAGATAAGGGAGAAAAACAATGGATGAGGACTTTACGACAGAAACAAAGCTTGACCTTCTCAGCATTGAGCTAGATGCACTAGCCAACGAGATTCAGGCGATTGAAGATGGCTTGATTGCCATACAGAAGAAATACGGAAGGGAAAACGATGAGGCTGTTCAATCCAACTGAGACTGACCAAAAGGCCAAAGCCTACGCAAAAGGCTACGAGCGCGGCTCAAAAGAAATGTCAGAACATCTGCGGGAAATGATTATCTACAACTTGCTCAACGATGCCGTGCTTAGTACCTGTATGGGTACAGAGACTATGGAGAAGATTGTCCAGATTGTCGAGGAATCCTAATGGGTAAGCATGTAGGAGTCAGAAGAAGAACGACAGTCTTTGAGTACCGCTACTACTACCGCCGAGTCATGGCTGCGTGGATCAGGATTAGAAGACTAATCAAAGCCAGGCTAAATCATGGATGAGCTAGAAAAAGCACTGAAACTGCTAGATGACAAGAATCTAGTCTGGTCTCAGGATTTCGACACGATTCGGTTAGAATTGTCTCAGCTAATGCGAAAGGCTGCCGAAGTGCGATACCGTGAACTTGAAGCTGAACTTGACAGCTTAGCTAAGGGAATAACAAATGAAAGGGAAAACAATGCTTGAAGGGCTAACACCACCAAAGAAAATTCCAGCGTGCAAGGTTCGAGCCTTGATGGAATCACTGGATGACAAAGATAAAGTTTCACTCAAGGCAGCTCTGGACAATCCTGACTGGGGACATCAGGGGCTTGCTCTTGAACTAAACAAGCGCGGACTGTTTATCAGCGAACACCCAATCAGGAAACACCGAATCGGAAGATGCAGTTGCCATGCTTGAAAACTTAGAGCCAACCCCTAAGATTACGGCCCCTAGGGATTGGCGGCCTGCGGTGGAATTTGATGGCATGAACGGACTTGCCACCACACCACCGACCACTGGCAACCAGCCAGACTTCACTCAGTTTCTTATTGACCAAGGCTTTGACCCTGAGAGAGTAGAGATCTACGGTCCTGTAAGAACATCACGCTGGCAACAGCGCGAGGGTGGGGACTGGCTGGTTAGCTGGCGGTTCAACTTTCGGTTGAAGGCAGAGCTAGAGTTTGACCTACCGACACTTTATGCTCAGGCAAAAAAGACAAAGTTGCCAGCCGTAAAAGAAACAAAGCAAGGCAAAGCACTTGTCATTATTCCAGCAGACTTTCAAGTAGGCAAGACAGGCTCTCGAGGAAACACTCAAGACCTAATCGCCAGAGTCTTTGCAAGCTACAAGCGCATCGAGCAGAAGCTAAAGAAGGGTGGCTACGAAAAAGTTGTCATCCTTGATGCAGGAGACATGATTGAGTCAGTCTCCAACTCAGCTCAGTTCGCCCAGCTAGATTCAAACGACCTTAGCCCAATGCAACAGGTGGACATGGCTGCTGCCCTGCTATGGGATTTGGTCAAGCTGGCTCATAAGTACGCACCAGTAACCTATGCTTCGGTTGCTTCCAATCATTGTCAGTGGCGCTTCAACGGACAGACTGTTGGCAAGCCAGGGCAAGATGACTGGGGCATCGTTATCCTGCAACAGCTCCGCAGACTAAGTAGCGAGCTTGGGATGAATGTCACTTATCTAATTCCTGACCCTTACGATGAGTCACTGGCTTTTGATGTATTTGATGACCAGTTCCATGTCATCGGCTTAGCTCACGGACATCAGGCAAAACGACCTAATGGCATGGAAGGCTGGCTACAGAAGCAAGGGTTCTCCAATGCCCCTATTGCTGCCTGGACTACATTTGTCAGCGGTCATTTCCATCATCTTCGGATAGAGGAACTTGGTCAGTCTCACAACGGCGGATCACGCTACTGGATTCAGGCAAGCACTATGGACAACGGATCTGATTGGTTCAGGCTTCAGTCGGGAACTGACAGCGCAACTGGGATAGTTTGTTTTGAGCTGGAGCGACAGGTTCACTTCCAAGGCACGGTATGGAAACTGTAATTGACCAGCACACTCAGGGCTTCTTAGATGCTTTGAGACGGATAGATGCAAGGAAAAGGGAACAATGCGAGAAGCAACAAGAAACCGAAGAAACTACTGCTGGAACGAAATAGATGCAGAAAAAACTTTGGGTGCCAGGACTTGCAGTAATCCCTCTTGCGTTCGGCCTGATCATGTCATTCCTGCTATTGAGATGGAGTGGTGGGACATCAGCTATCGAACAGGCAAAAAGCTTACGCATCAAGAAACCTACGAAAAGATAGTGAGTGAATCATGGTAGCGATTCTTTTGATTTGCCCTAATGGACACATGCTTGAAATGATTATTGGACCCAAAAGCTCCTTGCCTTCGGTCTGCCTAACCTGCAACACACCTTTTGGAAAGAAGTAATGCCAAGTCTAGGAAACGAAACAACGGTCTCGGCTACCGATGTATGGCTAACTCCGCCGCACATTCTTGAAGCTCTTGGACCGTTTGACTTAGATCCATGCTCATCTGAGGACAGACCATGGGACACAGCTAAGACTCACTACACAATCAAAGACGATGGACTAAGCCAAGCTTGGTTTGGTCGTGTTTGGTGCAACCCACCTTACGGACCTAAGATGTCTCCGTTTTTGGAGAAGCTTGCCACCCACCCAGGGGGGGGGTGGCTTTAGTGTTCGCTAGGACAGAGACGAGAGCTTTCTTTGATCATGTCTGGGATAAAGCCACTGGGATTTTGTTTCTAAAGGGAAGGCTCAAGTTTCACAAGCCTGATGGCGAGATAGGCGGCACAGCAGGAAGTCCGTCAGTTTTGATTGCTTACGGAGATGCAGAGGCAGAAGTGCTGAAGAACTGCAAGCTAAACGGAAAGTACATAAGAATAAACTAATGCCAACCTACGAATACCAATGCCAGTGTGGGGACACAACCACAATCGTTCGGTCAATCACATCAGAGGAAAACAAACCTATCTGCGCTAAATGTGCCGTTGAGATGACAAGAATTTACGATAAACCCGCCATAGAGTTCAAGGGGGGCGGTTGGGCTGGGAAAGAGTCTTAGAAAAACAAGGGGGGCCTTTTCTACAGGGAAACTTTCCAGAAAAAACAAAAACAACGGGGGGCCGTCATGTACGCAAAACCCTGCCTAGATTGTGGAAGGCTGACCAAAGGCGGATCACGCTGTGAGACTCACCAGAAAATGATTGAGCAAAGGCTAGAAGCCAAGCGTGCCGAGAGAAAAAGAGAAACAGGACAGTACGCAGGAGACTACAGAAAGCGTGCCAAACAGGTCCGAGACTCAGCCCTTTACTGCCACCTATGCAACGAAGGCATGAGAATAGATGACCCATTCCAAGCTGACCACTTGATACCAGGAGACCCTAACAGTCCACTAGCACCAGCTCACAGATCATGCAATGCACGCCGAGGGAACAAGCCGCTTGCCACCACCGACTGACAACAACAAGCCAAGGCAACACGGCTGACAAATAAAAACCAACAAAGATTCGGTCAAAATTCGGTTGAGATTCGGTTGAAAAGTTGTTAGATTCGGTCCGATATTCGGTCAGGATTCGGTTGGAAAAATTCTGAGATTCGGTCAGATTCGGTAAATATTCGGTTGGAAATTTTCTCAGACAGGGCCAAAAAGCTTCTCGAACACTTGTTTCGAAAATTTGTTCGAAACACTTGTTCGAAACACTTGTTCGAAGGCTTGCGGATCTGAAACCGCCCCGCCCTAGGCTTGCCGCCCTGATTGAGACACCGAACCCGCCGCCGCGAGACTGACCGACACCGCGCAACCGACAGACACGGGCAACAGCTAAAGCAAAAGAGCAACCCCGCCGAAATAGACAAACGCGCCCGAAGGCATAAAGACACCCCGCGAGACGGACAGACACCGACAACGGGCAAAGGCGGCAGGGCGTACACAATAAAGAGGTAAGAGCGCCCCGAAACAGGGCCAGACACCGAAACGGGCCAGACAGGGCAAAAAAAGCCAAAAACGACTTTATAACAATTTGATAACGACACGCAGAAAAACGGAAAAAAACGCAAAAAAAGATAAAAAACTGCTATCTTTGACCTATCGCCCGAAAGGGCCTTAGGAAAGGGAAAAAATGACCAAGTTTATCCTAAACATGGTATTTCTGTTTGGCGCTTTGTTGGTTTGTTGGAACTTACAAGACAACGGACAAAACACCGCGGCGGCCTTGCTTTTGGTTGTCTCGCTTGCTTTGGCTTTTGTTCTACAAATCGAAGAAGGCAAAAAATGATTACTTGTGATATGGCGGGATGCTTTGATATGGCAGAATATACCGCCGAATTTGACGAAGACGAAGAAACAAACCAAGAACAAATTTTCAGCATATGCGAAAGTTGCGCGCAGTATTGGCGCGAACACAAAGAAGAAACACCGCTAATAACAGCATGGAAAGGGACAAAATGACAATTCTAGAAATTTTGGAAAGAGCAACGCCGCCAACATATGAAACAACACTAAGCAACGGAAAGCGCCTAGCCTTATGGCCTGAAATGGGACAGGTAGACCTTGAAGATATCCTAGGCGACCTTATCGGGGTACAAACTTTGTCAATAGACAGGTTTCTCAGCGAGATCCAGACAAACGACAAACACCGCGACCCTATTGCGGAAATCATAGAAAGACACGGCGGACAGACAACAGAAACAGAAACCGCAATATCTAAACACCTAGACCGCGCAGGGATGAATTACCAATTTGTTAGCTTGAGAGGCTACAGCCAAGGCGATTGGGCCGAGGTTGTAATCTACGCAGAAAGCGAAACAGTCGGAAACTTAAACGGCGCGGCGGATGAGTTAAGGGCATGGTTTAGGGGCGACATATTCACCCTATGTCTGGAAGACCTAAAAACCTACACAGCGCCAGACGGCGAAAGTTTAGCGCGCTGGGAAGTTGAAGACGCATTAGGCGGCATGGTTATATCCGAAAGCTACGGATTGAAAAACAGAGATATTGACTGGGACACGCTCGCCCTAGACGCTTTTGGCCTAGACATTACCAAAAACTAACAACAAAAAAACGAAAGGGAAAAAATGACAGTACAACAAGAAACGCAAATAGTCGCTTGGAACGGCGAGACATACAGGGGCGCGGGTGATTGGTACGACAAATTCACAACAGACCCCGAATTCACGGAATACACGGAAAGCCTAGACCCAGACCAAATTCTTAGACTGGCGCTTTTCGCGTATAACGGCGCATGGGGCCTAGTTCCTGAAGACATGGCGGCCTTTATTGGACAAGAAGAAGAAAGCTACCGAGGCGAGGCAGAAAGCGCCGCGGAATTCACCCGCGAGATCATCGAAGAAATGGGCTACATTACCGCAGATATGCCTAGCTGGGTTGTTATTGATTACCAAGCAACATGGGACAGCGCGCTTAGGTTTGACTTTTTTGAGTATCAAGTTATAGACATAGATGGAAATTACCGCCAATTTTTTTGGTGGAATAACTAACAAACAAAAAACGAAAGGGAAAAAATGGGAAACCGTAGCAACATAGTTATTAGAGAAACAGCAACACAGACAGACAACTGCCTTATTCTTTATTCACACTGGGGCGGGGATGACAACCTAACCGCTGTTAGAAATGTAATGGCAAAAACCGACAGGGTTGGGGATAGCTACCTAGCCGCCCAGATATTTCACGAATTCACAAAGCTAGGCGGCTATGAAGGAAATTTAGGTTATGGGTTATGGGTTGGAAGTGTTGAAGAAATAGACGAAGACGACAACCCCGCCATATTCTTAGACATAGACACAGGCGCGGCAACTTACCAAGGCGCGACCTACACGCTACAGGGGCGACACCTTGTAAGAGAAACCGCAACACTCTAAAAAAACAGGAAAGGGAAAAATGAACAACACAATAAGGCAATTACGCCTAAGCGACATTGACGCGCTAAAGACGCTACTAGAAAAGATATGGGCGTTAGGGGATAAAGACGAAATGAGCATTAAGCACATAGGCCACGGATTAGCGGCCTTAGCAACTTATGGGACATGGAAAGCGGCGCTAGATTACGAACTGCCAGATATGGACATGACAGAAAGGCAACTCGAAAGACTTAGCGAATACTGGCAACAGGTGAAAGAGTTTCTATATGGTGTTAGCCGTGATGAGCTTATGAGCGTGTTTCAATATCTGCCTATCGCTGTTTATGGCGCTGTTTACTTAGAGAGCCACGCGGACTACTACAGAGAGGGCGGGACAAAGTGAGAGAGTGGAGAATACAGCGCCCCGCGCGTATTTGGGTAGAGGCAACAGTCAAAGCGGACACGCTAGAAGACGCGTTAGAGATAGCAGATAAAGAGATATCTAACGGCGACTTTATAGAGGTAGACGAAAGCTGGGAAGTTAACTGGGATGAATTCTGGGCCAAGGATGACAAAGGAGAAACTTTTGGCTAACGCAAACAGAACCCGCGCAATACTAGCCGCGCAGAAAGTTAGGCGGGTAGACGACCCTAAAGCGATTGAACAGGCGCTAAAGCTAACGCCTGAACAGCGCCGCGAAATGTTCGCCCCGAAAGCCGCAACAGCGGCCCCGCAACACTTACAAGGCAACGATTGGGTGAGAGCTTGGCGAACTGTTGAAAAGATAACCTACGGCCTAACAGCCTTTAGCGCGCTAATCTTTGGCGGCCTGATAGTTGGCGAGAGTAAGAAAAGCGTCAAGCAATAAACACACACGCAACACAGCGAACCCCTAGGCCTAACCGCTTAGGGGTTTAGCTTTGTCTGCTGATCTGCCCCCTGCCCCCCTATGCCCGACACACAGACAACAGAAGACAAACAAACAAAGACAACACAGGGCGGCCCCCTGCCCTATGCCCTGCCCCTGCCATGCCTAGCTAACAAAGCAACAAAGAAAGACAAAGACGAAACCCCGCAGGCATTAGATAGACAGGGGAGACCCTGCCAAGGATAGAGAGAGCAACGGGCCACGCCTGCCCCCTGCCCCTGCCCTGCCACGCCTAGCCAATCAAACACTAGAGACAGGCAACAACAAACAACCCGCTTAGATACAGGCCAGACAAGGCTCTTATCTGTTAGCCTTGTGCGCCTTGTAGAGACTACGAACAACGCAACAGGCAAATCACTATCCTGCCAAAATACGGCCCCGCTACGCCCTGCCTAAGCCCTATAAGGCTAGGCTACGGCCCTACCCCCCGCGTAGCCCCTAGGGTGGGGTATTTTCTGACACGCCCACACGCTCCGAGACA